TGTTTCAGTTGTTCTCTATATTCTCGCAGAACTCACTCATCATTACAAAGTCAATGCACCGAAGACAAAGTTGAGGGCTTCGCTTATGCTTATATTTTAAAAGATGAAAGGGGGTGCAAAATGGACGAAAAGAAAAACGACAATAAACCAACAGATGTTAATAATGCAGCGGGGAATATCGCCGAAACAGTTGGACTCGTTGAGCGAGCAGAGCAGGCTCGCAAAGGGTTGGAAGAGACCGAGAAGCGAGTTAGTGAAAAAATAGCTCAACTAGAAGCTCTTGAAGCGAGGAGAGTTCTTGGCGGCAAAACGGTTCTAACTCAGACTGCAGAGCCTAAGGAATTAACACCTGCCGAATATGCGAAAGAAGTCGCAGCCGGAAGAGTTCCTAAGAAATAAAATGCATTTCGCTTTTATGCCTTACGGCAAGAGAGATGTAGTTGAGAGACTTCTTAGAGATATGGAAGCTCAGAAACATTTGCTTAAGATGACTAAGGGAAAGGAAACTAAAGATGTTTGGCTAGAGAGTCAAATCAGAGTTTTGCCTTTTGGAATTTATGAGTATGTCTTTCCTAAGGAAGACAGAGACATTGTTCTACATTCTCTTATCGAATACGAAAACAGGTATAAGATACCTGCCTTTGTTTTGATGATGATAAGGAAAGTCTTGCATTTGGACAAGATACCCGAATACAAAAAAGATAAAAAATATCTTTGGAGAAGGGAAAATGTCAATATTATTCCTCTAGGAATAAGAGAAGACGGCGAAATAACTGAGCAAAAAGGGCAAATGTTTGAAGGTTTCACTCACGAAGCAATGTGACTTAATCGGTTAACCGAATAAAAACATTTAAATACTTATTATTTCTTTATTTGTTATGGCTAATGAGCACACCCTAGTTTTTGAAACCGAGCAAGCAATTCCGGTCACTTGTGCTGACGGAGCAGGAATTGAGCAAGGAACTTTAGTCACTATCGCTGACCCTTTCACGTGTGCAGCTGCAGCTTCAGGTTCTTTCGTTTTTGGAGTCACTAAGACAGAAAAAATCGCAAACGATGGAAAAGTTAAGGTTGCAGTCTATCACAGAGGAATATTCAAAGCCACTTTAGGCGGAACAGTTACAGCAGGACAAGCTCTCGCAGCTTCAGGTTCTAATATTGTTCAGGTCGCAGTAGCGGGTTCAGTTGCTTCAAAGACTATTGGGATAGCTCTTGAGACCGGAACTAATGGAGAGACTATTCTATACGAATTAAATCCCGGGTGTAATAACACCGTATACTCCTAATGGCTGACGTAGCAGGACAAGCAGACATCAGGGGACTAGACATTCAAAAGTTAGCAGTAGCTTATGAGAATGAAGTCTCTATCTTTAAGAAAATGGTTCGAAATGCCTCGACTTCAGCAAGAGAAATCAGATGGTATCAGAAGACTGCCGGAGTAATTGCTACACCAACGACTACAGCAATCACCGGGACACTTATTGCAAACACTGACTTCGGAGCTAAGCCTGCAATAGCTCAGAGTTCTTGGACTAGACAGACTTCTTATGTAAGGAAGTATTTTGTTGAGTCTCCATTTATTCCTGAGGAAGATATAAAGGACTCAGACATTGATGTTCTTGCCGGGAATTTGAGGGATTTAGTTGAGGCTGTCGAGTATCAGATAGACCAAAGAATTTGGAATATTTTAACAGAGTCTCAGTCTCCTTCAAACATAAATACAAATGCTTCGACAGCTGCGTGGAATGCTGCAAGCGGACAAGACCCCGTTGAGGACATTATGGAAGGAATTGAGAACATTAGAACTCAGACTCACAGACCATTGACAAATGGCTATTTGTTCCTTTCACCAAAAGACCATAAGAGTTTATTAGTTTGGTTAATAACTACAAAGGGCTCGAGCGTTCCGGCTTTTGCTTCGAATAGAGTTCAGGACGGGGTTGTTATGGAGATATTGGGTCTTAAAGTCGTTGTTTCTACAAACGTGACTGCTGACTATGCTCTAATCGCTGACCCTGAGCAAGCGTGTGTCTGGAAGTCTTTCGTTCCTATAACTACGGCAATTATAACAGAGGACGGAATAGGCAGAAAGATAAGAGTTTGGGAAGAGGGAGAGGCTATTCTTGAGAAGCCAAAGTATTGCAACCTTATCACAAACACTCAGCTTTAAAGATAAGTTTTTATACTTCTTAATTCTAATTTTATTATGGTAACTGTTGGAACTTCAAAAGTTGGGGGAAAATACATTAAAAGAGATTATCCCAACGAGGACGGATTAACAGCAGGGACAACGACTCAGGAAGGCCATAAAACACGCCTAGAAGCTCAGGAAGGCTCCACAATCACAAAAAAAGACAAGGTGGGACTAGAATAATGGGGAGACCGCCGTCAGCAAACACCATCGTCGAGAGAGGAAAATCAGAGGCCAATAAAGCTGTGCAGGTTCAAGCTCCCGTAGCGACTGAGATGTTTTTGCCTAATTATTCAGGACTTAAAGAAGACGTCTTAAAGACAGATACTTCTATTTTAATAACGAACGACAATATCAACTCTTATGTTTCGACAAACCACGCCGCTCTCTCAAATCTTAGTTATGCAGCCTCAGGACACACAGGTTTTCAAGCTGCAGGAACTTATGTGACTGATGTCACAGCGTCGGGAAATATAGCAAGCTCAGGCGGGACGACGCCAAATATAACTTTTACGGGAGTTTTGCCAATAGCAAACGGCGGAACAAACAACAGCTCAGCTTATACAGCTGGAAGCGTGATATTTTCAGACGGGACAAAATTAACGCAAGACAACACTAATTTTTATTGGGACGATACAAACAATAGATTGGGTATAGGGACAAGCACTCCAGCTCACAGATTAAACGTCATAAACTCGGCTTCCTCTTCAGTTTGGGGAGCGGAAATTGAAAACACTCACTCATCAAACAAAAACATTTTAATTCTTAAAGGGACAGCTTCCATAGCTGCAGCTCACCCTACAATTTCTTATGGAAATGCAGGATTTGGAACGCAACAAAAAACAAACACAGCAAACAATTCAGCTAACTTCACATTCTATACTGCAAATGGAAACGACGCAGGAAGCATTATTTGTAGAATGGTGCAACACACAAACAACCAACCTAAAGGAGATGTAGTCATCGCAACTGCAAACGGGAGCGTAACATTGAACCCTATTTTATCTTGTATGTCTAATGGAGACATTTATTTTGGGAGTGGGATTGCAGGATATGACCAAAAAATAATTTTTGACGGAGAGACAAATGATGGCATTCTTTATTGGAAAGAAGACGAAGACTATTTTGAGTTTGAAGACGCAGTAGTTGGGGACAATGATTTATTCTTTATTGGAGATGGTTCAGGTTTGCCTTACGGAAGTTGTTGGGGCAACGAGATAGCGTGGACGCAATCAAACGCAGCTCAAAACACGTGGTATAATATATCGGACACAGATATGACAGACGGACAGCTTAATCTCGTAACTCACGACGGAGACGGAAAATTAACAGTAACAAAAGCAGGAAGATATTTAATAAATTATTCTTTATCTATTGAAACTTCAGTTGCAAACACTCACTTAGAAAGTGGGATAGAAATAACAGGGAGTGGAAGTGCAGAAAACGCTGGAAGAAATCACGTTGAAGCGGGAAGAGCAAATGCACAATACGCTTGCTCAGGCACGGCGATTTTAGATTTAGCTGCAAACGCAACAATAGAAATCGCAGTAAGAACAACAGACGCAGGAACTCCCGATATATCAGTAGACCACTTAAATATCACCGTAACACAAATTGGCGGGACTTAAATAAAACCCGGAATATTACGGGTGTCTTGATACGGCGAAAGGTTTATATACTACTATTACTATGATAATATATGAAAAACAAAAAAATAACCTTCCCGGAACATAAAAAAGTCTGCTCTAATTGCAAATTTAAGTGGTCTCCTAGAGTTGCAGAGCCAAAAGAGTGCCCTAGGTGCAAAGTGAGACTAGATTTAAAAGTCTATGTTCCAAAGAAATTCGATAAGACTCCGGACAAGGAATACCTTGCTGAGAGTGCGATGGAGCGAAAAAATGGTTATTGAGGATAAGAAATTGGGTCTAAAAATTGCAGAGAATAAAGACGAAGCCTTCTATAATGAGCTCAGAGATAGCACAGCTAAGGAGCTTGAGAGACTTGAGAAACTCACCCGTTTCAATAAAGATATCTTATGGCTCTGCAAGATTAAGCTCGAGAAGCTCAAGGGGGGACGAAATGGAAATTAACTTGGACGCTGAAGACTTAAAATATATTAGAATTATGATAAAGCGTGAGATTTCGAGAGCTTTTCATAAGGTTTTTACTGAAATAGACGAGGAAGTTCTAAAATATGATAAGGAGAGATTTCTAAATGGAAGCTGAATTTTATGTTAATGTTCTTTTGAATATTTTTATCTTCATGATAGGTTGGATAATCGGGAGAGAAAAGAAATGAAATTTCATGAGTCTTATGGAAAAATAGGGGCGAAAGAGAGCTATAGTAATCTCCTAGTTCGACGTGAAACTCGCCATAAGGCTATTATAATCGGGAGAGGACAAGATGGAGACTGAGAATTTAACTATTGTGTCGAAAGAGAGCATAAAGTTGATTAAGTTGAGTAAGGGATATAATTGGGAGATTAAGATAATTGGAAGCGAAGACGGAAAGTTTACTGTAGCTGATTTTGAGAAGTTGAAGAAGATTAATGAGGAGCTGGTGCGAGAATATGGGTCAGTATGAGTTTGGACGCTTAGTTCTAGCCGGGACTTCTTTCGATGAGCACGGAGAGAGAATTAATGTTTTTGAATGCCTGGTTTGTGGTTCAAGGCAATTTTCTAGAGGAGAGGGTTGTCTTGAATGTAAAAAGAGAGAAGTTAAGGCTCATCACGAGGAAGAGGGGAGTGTTGGACTTTTATGACAACCGATAAACCATTAAGTGAGTGTGTTCATTCAAAGTCTATTCCAATAAATTATAATCCTGATGACGTTCAGCAAGATTGGGAAGATGGATTAATTGTTAAAGATGTCAAACAAAAAATCCAAGAAGCACAAAAAGAATTGAAAAAGAATATAAATGATAATGATGATTTAGATTTTGAGTTAATTACTGGACGAGAGAAAAGAATACTAAAAGAGATAGTTGATGAAGTTTTCAAATCCGTTTTCGGAGAGGAGTTGTTGAAATGAAAATTGTGTTAAACTACAATCTTTTTGATATCCCTCTTGTTAAAGATTTTAAGTCTTTTTATGATTTAGAAAAATTTGTTGAAAAAATTCTTGAGGTTCTACAGGTCGATACTTTTTATTCTAATATTGTCTTTCTAAAAAAGGAGTCAAAAGATGGTAAATAGGCATTTTGTTGATTATGAGCCTGAAGAGCTTAAGGTGACTAGAAGATTTGAGTATCTTCTATTAAGGAAGGCAGGACTGTCTGTGTTTGACGCACGAAGGTGCAGGGACTTCCGAAGCTCAAAGATATACTTAATAATTGAAAGGGGGCATCTTTAAGGTTTTATGGTTGATACAGGAGAGTTAGATAATTTTTTGAATGAGAATAGTGCGAAAGATAATGATATATGTGAGATTTTAGGAGAGGGTTCACTTGTTGATAGGGAGAACCCAACTAATAAGCAGAAGTATAAAGCTCTTGACATTCCGGTTAAGCTGAATGGAAAGAGAGAGTTATTGTATTCACCCAATAAGGACGCTGTAAAGGAATTACAGAAGGCTTTTGGGAAAGATACGAATAAGTGGATAGGACAGAAGTTTGGAATAAAGATATATCCAAAGACTGCTTATGGTGTAACAAAGAACGCTATTCTTCCTCAGCCTATTGTTGCTCAAAAGGCTTAAATAGGTGATTTTGTTCTATCTTTGATGATAGAAATAGTCTTTATTTATTGTTTTTCTTATTTTTTAGTGATGTTTGCGATGTGCGTGGATAATATCTTTTGGATAAGTTCCGCACCTGAGTATCCTAGGTTTAAGAAGATGACTAGAGCTGAGAAGCTCATTTATATTGTCGAGAAGAGGATTATTCCTGTGTTGACTGATTGGAGAGATATAATCCCTGCCCTGTTGACTTCCGGGATTCTTACGGGAGTCTTGCAATATTTCTTTTGATGTTTGTGTTTTCTGTTTGTGCGAGTTAGAGCGGACGGCGAAGCCACTAATTGTGCTGTGCACTCTCCTTAGAACCGCGAGAGAGCTCTGTTTGTTGTTTGTATAGAGCTCGCTCGCTCCGCTCGCTCGCTAAGAGGGTTTAAATACTTGAAACGCTTTTGTTTAGCCACAGCTAAACAAAAGGAAAATGAAAAAACTTCTTAACTTCGCATGCAAACGAGCGAGCAAAGCTCAAAGTTCCTAGCAACGCTTAAAAGTTTGAGCTTATTCGGTATACCGAATAACTTTTTAGAGTTCGTGTTAATTGCTACACAGTGGCAGTAACACTCTCCTTGTTGTTGCACCAAACGGGCGGGCGGGCGAAGGCTCTGTCACGAGCGAGCCGCAGCGAGCGAGGGAGAGCCTGAGTTTTACGGCTTAAAGCGACTTTTAAAAAAAAAGAAAAAGTTGGGATTTATCCCGGACGGAAAAATTTTTTTTATTTTTTAAAATCCAGAAAAAAAGCCTTTGAGTCTGAAAGAGAGACCTGTGGAAACTAGAGATATCTGAAAGGGAAAGGCTCATCTTTTTTTATCTTTTTTATTCTAGAAAAAAAATAAGGAAAAGATAGAAAGATTTAAATAGTATAAGTATGTATAGATGAACGTATGTATAAGATAATCGATAATAGATAAAATGAAAATCCATAAAACATTCACAATAGACAAGGAAATAGCAGAAAGGCTTGAAGAAGAGGACAATGCCTCAGCAATAATTAACGAATTGCTATTGGGCTATCTGAATTCTAAGAAACCAATGACAAAAGAAGAAAAACTCTTAAGAATGAAAGAACTAGAAGCAAAGATAGAGTATGATAACAAAATTAAATCAATAAAAGAGGAAAAAGAATGTCTAAAGAACAAAGAGAACTAGAAGAAATAAAGAGAGGAATAGAGATAGAGGAAAAGACTTCTCTTAAAGGAAAAGAGATTAAATGCTATTGGTGCGAGAAAGAAATAAGAGACGCAGAACTCTATCCTGATGTGACAAAGAAATACGTTCCAAAGACTGCCTTCATATTGGACGATTACTTCTTTATGTGTGTTCAGCACGGGACTATCTTCTGTGAATTTCATGCAAAGAATTACGATAAGAAAGAAATCAAAGCCGATGAAGCACCTAGATGTCCTAATCTTCCTAGAATAGACTGCATTTATGAGAAAAGAATTATAAACCTCGAGGAAGTCAAAGAGAATGACATACACTAACTATCAAAAGGGTGCAGCAAGAGAGAGGAAGATTATCAAGAATTGGCTTCTTAGACACGGATTTGGAACTATGAAAGAGGCCAATGACTCTGGAAGATATATCGTCTTTAGAACTGCCGGCTCTCATTCCCCGGTTGATATCGGGATAATTGACATTAACAATAAGGCTATGTCTTTCATTCAGTCTAAGCCGGAAAGTATGTCTCAGAGCCAAAAGGACAAGCTCTTTGAGGAACTTAAAGGATTAAATGGGATATTTTCTGTAACTTTTGAGGTGATTTGATGGGACTTGTTTGGGACGATTGGCAGAAAGCATTTCTTGACACAGAGGGGGACAAGATATTATGCACCGGGAGACAAGTTGGGAAGAGCGAGGTCTGTGCAGCTGACGCAGCGAGATGGGCTATCAAACAACAGGCTCCCGCAAACTGCGTAATGATTGCACCAACAGAGAGACAGGCTTATGGATTATTTGAGAAAACTCTTAATTATCTGATGGCTCATTATCCTCATAAGATTAAACAAGGGAGAGACAAACCGACAAAAGAAAAAATCACTCTTCTTAATGGAGTAAGGATTTACTGTCTTCCGGTTGGTATCTCAGGACTAGGAATAAGATTTTTAACAATTTCTAGGCTTTATGTCGATGAGGCGAGCAGAGTTCCCGAAGACGTTTGGAATGCAATTACCCCCTCGCTTTTAACAACGGGCGGAGCAAAGATATTCTTGAGCACGCCATTCGGAGCTCAGGGGACGTTTTATAATTGTTGGGTCAATAAAGACGGAGCCTATAACTCTTTTGCAAGGTTCTCAATAACTTCCGAAGACGTAATCAGGAAAAGAAAAATCTCTGAGGTTTGGACTGATGAGAGAAGGAATAAAGCAATAATCCATATAGAGCAGGAGAAAGCAAGAATGAGCAGAAGACAATTCGCTCAGGAATATCTGGGAGAGTTCTTGCAGGACTTAAATCAATACTTCAGCGATGAGTTAATAAAGAAGTGTTGTGTTCTTAGGAAAGAGGAAAGAAATGTTAACAAAATTCATTTTCTTGGTGTCGACATCGCAAGAATGGGAGATGACGAGTGCACGTTTGAAATCTTATCTGTCGCTCCCGGAGAAGTTATTAAACACGTTGAAAACATCATTACAAAAAAGAAGTTCACCACTGAAACGGAGACGAAAATTCTCGAATTAAACAGAATTTGGAATTTCAAAGAAATAGGAATTGACGCAGGCTCGGGCTCTCTCGGTGTCGGTATCTATGACCATCTTTTGACAACTGAGATTAAGAGGAAGGTTGTCGCAATAAACAACAGAGAGAGAGCTTATGATAGAGATGAGACGAGTAAGACAAAACTTTTGAAAGAAGATTTATATGATAATCTGAGAGCTCTGATGGAGAGAGGAGAGATTTTGCTTTTGAATACCCCTGAAGTCATTGAGAGCCTTAAATCAGTTCAATATGAGTATATTGTCACAGCGGGAAAGAGGAGCAGGATAAGAATTTTCGGAGACTACACGCACGTTGTTGAGGGAATTATCAGAGCGGCGTGGCTAGCTTCTCACAAACGTTTAAATATATGGTTTAAATAGTTATCTTATGGCTGATACGGGAATTTTCGCAACAACTGCAGAGATAGGATATAAGGCAGGGGCTAATGCTTCCACAACTTCAAAGGCAGAGGCTTATACAAATTCTTATGAAGCTCAGGCGGAGAGTTTTATTAACACAACAACTAAGTTTAATTGGAGCGACGCCTATTCAGGTCTTAATGCCGACGTCAAAGCATTACTAAAAGAAGCAGCTTCAAACATCGCAGCGATGTATGTCATCATTTATGATATGTCGGGGTTCAATAGCAAAGCTGAAGCTCAAACAATGCTAGACGTTCTATGGGACAGAGCAGACGAATGTCTTAAATTATTGAAACAAAAAGCGGAGACTGATTTTATCAGAGGTGCATAAATGCCTTTTAGGAGAATTTACACAAAGAATAGCGAGGACAGCGTTGGAACATATTCTTTCACAGATATAGCAACAGGCACAGGATATAAAGTGTTTTATGGAGTCGTTTTGTATGAAGGAAGCACAAAGACTTATGCTCTTTCTCCCGAAGCTATCGCTTCATTTAGAGATGAGGTAAGCGACGCTTCAGTGACTCACGCAGCAAATACGGCTTATGATGTTGATTTGGATATTGTTATAACAAAACCTTTAATTCTGAAAGGCAAAGCTTTTGTCAATGTTCCTCTTACAATTAACGTCGGTGCAGGTGCAACAGCTTCGACAACGTGCACGGCTTCGCTTTATTATGTGAGAGGGGGGAGTGAGACACAGATAGGTTCGACGGCTACCGCAACGGTGCAACTTAATGACATTGGGGCAAATCAAACAGAATGGGCGATGTTTTCAGCGAGAATAGACGTGCCGACAACTACATTAAAATCTGGAGATACTATAAGACTGAATGTCACAACATCAGCTCCCGGAAATGATAAGCAAGTTGTCATAAGAATTGACCCGACAAACACCGGGGTGACTTCGATAATAAAGAGCGAAGTTCTGAGTCTAGTAGTTCCCTTTAAGATAGATTTATAAAAAGGGGAAACCTTTAAAAACTATGGCAGAATACAAAGTTGGCTCAGCTGCAACAAGTTCGATGTCTTCGACGGTTGGAGACATTTCTATATCTACAAAGACTTTAGACATTCCCGGGCAGTTCATTGAGACAGGTTGGATAAATCCAAACTTCCCAAAATATCTAGGCTTCTATAAGATGGTTCCTGAGGTTAAGGCAGCCACAGACATTATGACTCATTGGGTCATTGGAGATGGTTATATCTCTGAAGATGCAGAGGTTCAGGTTATTCTAGACCATATCTCAGGTTGGGGCACAGATACATTCGACGACATAATTGAGAATATGGATAAGCTCTCAAGAATTAACGGAGACAGTTTCGCTGAAGTCATCAGAGATGAGAGCGGAGTTCTTTTGAATATTAAGCCACTAGACCCTTCAAGTATAAAGATAGTTGTCGATGACAAAGGAAGGATAGAGAGATACGAGCAAATTGCCGACGGGAAAATTGAAAAGTTGAGCAGAGAAAAGATATTTCATTTAACAAATAAGAGAGTCGGTAATGAGATACACGGAACGAGTGACTATGAAAGCGTTGAGGGAATTATAAAGGCTCTCAATGAGAGTTTTGAAGATACGAAAGTTATTGTTCATAGAAATGTTGTTCCTTTGAGAGTTATTGAGGTTAATTTAGACGACGAGAC